GCCTCTACCAGGCCGTTCCCCGCCAGAATCAGGTAGTTCTCATCCACTACCACATCCCGATACTGTCCCCACTTCCGCAGAGACCGGCGGATTTCCTGGATCTGTTTCTCCGGGTGGATCCGGGTATTATGTTCCGGGGTCTTGAGGAGACCGATGTTAACCTGTTGACGTTCTTTTTTCATCTAAAAACTCCTTTGCATTTTTTCCCCTTGACTGAGCAGATAATCCCGGAGAGACCGAGTGATAACAGGCTTCCAATAATTTTTATTGCAGAATTGCCAATAGCCGTCCCGTATGCAAAAATTGGGAGCCCCACGGCTATGGAACAGATTACTGCCGAGGGCACATGCCGGAGTCGATGGCCCCGCAAGGTGAGAATAGTGGGAGAAAATGTGGAGGCCCGGAGCGTCCCGTAAAACAGGAAGAGATTAGTGATGGTTATGCCGGGGAGGTTCGCGATGAATACTCCCAGGGCAAGATTTATCAGCATAGCGCCGCGGGGAATGGCCATGTTTTCTGATTGCGTGATGTCCGTGGTCAGGGAGGCCATTGCGCACAGATTGCTGTCCACGGTGGAGAGCAGTCCTGAAATCAGCATAAACACAAAAGGCAGCGTAGACCATGCGGGGAAAATGCTGGTAACAATTTCCAGATTGACCACGCCGGGGTTTTGGGGGACGAAGCCGGACCCGCGGGCAATGTAGCCCAGGAAGCCCATTGAGAGGGGGACAATGCCAAAGGCCGCAGCGCCCAGCAGAAACGCCCTGCCGACATTCTCCCGTTTTATGGAGAATGCGCGCTGCCAAAAGTTCTGATCCCCGAAGGGTCCGGCAATAAGACCGATGGCCGTGGGAAGTCCGAAGGAGAGAAATACCGCAAGTCCCTTTTGGGAAAAGATATTCCGGTATTCACCCTGGGGCCCGGAGAAGCCAGCCAACAGGCTGCCGATACCGTTCCGGTAAAGGGCCCAGGGAACAAAGAGGGAACAAGCGGCAAGGATCAGGATCATCTGTACCGCATCGGTTATCACCGATGCTTTTATGCCGGAGAATTGGGAATAGGAATACGCAATGGCGGCCAGGATGACGGTGAGCAGGGAGAAGGGCAGGCCGGTAATGGTGGTCAATACCGCGGCCCCGGCCAGAAGATTAACGCCGGTGGAGAGTACCGACAGAGCGGACAATTGAAATAGATAGACCCGCTTTGTACCGGGACCGTAGCATTCTCCCATGAAGCCGGAAAGGGTGATGCCCTGGGGCATGAAATCCCGAATCTTTTTGGCAAAGGGGATGAAAAGGATGAGGCATAACACATTGGGGACCAGGAACCAGAACAGCCCGATGGCTCCCTGGAGGTATGCCCGTTCCGCGGACACAAACAGCGCCGGCGCCCATATCCATGTGGCGGCGATGCTGAGGGCGGATTGCCATACTCCCATGTTCCGGTCGGCAACATGGAAGTCCAAGGCATTCTGCGGTCTCCGGGTGGCAAAAGCAGTGACGATACTCATAACCGCCGCATACGCGCCTAGCATTAGTACGCCGGCCATGATACCGTCCTTTTGTTTGCATAAGGATGAATTGAAACAGTACGCTGTTCAATGTCCGGTATGGTTTTCAGAATGATTCTGAAAATAGGGGGATCGAATCCGTTGACTCGACTTTGAGAAATGGTATTCAATTTTGGTTCTCCAGATACAATAAGTGTATAGGGTAATTGATTTTTTTGTCAAGCGCTTTTCTTAATTTTTGTTATGATTTATCATAGAGAACATGGCCATAAAAAAACTTGAACTAAAAAACAATCCTATCTGGGAGCGGCAGCCGGGGGAACCGCCCATGCGCTATATGTGGTTTTGCCGATACCGGGATGAGCGAATCAATGGCGGNNCGGTTCTCTTACGGATGTATGTCGGAAATATAATAAAAAGGACGCCTACGAAAAGGTTTTGCGGCAATGGTCGGCCCCCATGCGGTGGATTGAGCGGATTGAAGCGTATCGGGACTATCTTGAACGGGAGCGGATTAAAAAGCGGCTTGCGGCCATACAGGAAATGGATGAACGGCAGGCAAAGAGCGGCACGCTTTTGCAGCAGATAGGGATAAACTTTTTTGAAGGCCAGGTGAAGAATCTGATAGAATCCATGAAAAGCAATAGCGGGAAAGAGGGGAAGGAATCGGGGCAGCCGCTTAAACTCACGCCTATGGCCGCAATGCGCTTTATTGAAATTGGCTCAAAGATTGAGCGGATTGCCCGGGGAACGCCGTCTGAAATACAGGCGGTGGCGGAACTCCCGGAGGAAACCCGGAAGCGGATGGAGGCTCTGTATGCGGAGGCTATGGAGTCAGACGTTGAAATTATCCCCGACACGGTCCTGGAACAAAAAGAGAATGCCCTGGAATCCGATGAGGAATAAGCGCCGTGTCGTTCCACACTCCCTACGAGATACGGACCGCGGATGACTTTCGTCTCCGGGCGGAGGATAACATACGCATCGTGGCCCGGGAGCCGCATCGTCTGGGCTGGTTGATAGGGTTTGAGAAACTAAATCCGCTTCATTCCGATTGGATAAAATATGCCTGGGACAGCAACAAGCCCCGGGCCATCCAGGCGTTCCGCGGCGGCTACAAGACCACCTCTATCGTGGTGGTGGGGTGTATTCGGTGGATGCTGTTCCACCCGAATGACCGAATCCTCCTGATTAGAAAGACCTTCACTGCGGCGGCGGATGAAATCAGGGCTATCTCCCAGGCCATGCAGACCCGGCAGGTCCAGGAGTTGTTTCGGCAGTTTCATGGGCGCTATCCAAAAGCAAAAGTGGACAAGAACGGGGATCTATCGTTTAACTTTAAGACTACCATTACCCCGGAGGGGAACATGCGGGGCATGGGAATCAATCAAATCGTGACCGGTCTTCACTTTGACAAGGTGATAGCCGACGACATAATCACCCTCCGGGACCGGGTGAGCCGGGCGGAACGCAAGCGAACTGCCGAAACCGTCCGGGAGATACAGGCAAACATCATAGACCCCGGCAAAGGGTCGATATGGCCGGGGACGCCCTGGCACCGGAAGGACGCCTGGGGAGTCATCCGGGGGTTTTGTGGTATAGCGAAGTATCCTATCAGCGGGAGGGGCATGTGTTATACCGCCGGCAAGGTGGTAAAATACAATTTTCTTGGGGAGGAGGAGGCGGAGCGCCGCCGGAAGGCCACGACCCCTTACCTTTACGCGGCGAACAATGAGCTGGAATTGGGCAAGGACGAGAGCCTCATGTTCACTGAACCTCATTGGCCTTGTTATTGGGATTACACCGTAAGCGGGGCTATGGCGCAACTGGACACGGCCTTTGACGGCGATCACTATTGCGCCCTTACCATCGGGGCCCCTACCCGCCGGGAGGGAAAGCAGCAGTGGTATCAGTGCGTCGGTTTTGTGTACCCAGGCAATGTGTGGGATTGGGAACTGCAGATAGCGGCCTATTGCAAAAAATACAAAGTCAGGTATATTTATGTAGAGACGAATGCGGACAAGGGGGCGTCGGCGAAACGGCTGGCCAACCGGGGACTGCGGGTGAAGGCGTACACCGAGAGTACGAATAAGCACACGAAAATAGGGAATCACCTCTACGGGGTGTGGCCGTATATTGAATGGGCGGAGGAAACGGATGAGGAGTATATGAGCCAGATAACGGAATACAAAGAGGGGGTGGAGCCCGATGATGCGCCGGACTCTGCGGCGTCCCTTTTCCGGGAAGCGTTCTTAAATGGGATCGGAGCAAGAGAAATGGAGTTGTACAAATGGTAAACTTAAAAAAAATAGTCCTTGATGGGTGGAGTAATATTCTCACCGGTCTTGGATCTGTCAGGGACAAGGGCAAGCACACCAGACACAAGATGGGCGGTATCATTACCGATGAGGAACTGGAGTCTATCTTTTCCTGTGATGGGCTGGGGACCCGGATTGTCACCCGGAAGCCGGATGATATGTTTCGGGAAGGCTGGGAATACGAGTTCCCGGACAAGGAAGAGGAGGAAACGGAAACACTCATCGACATTTACAGTGAGACGATGGAGTACATCGGCGCGCTTGCTAAGGTTAAGGAGTCGTTCTACTGGGCGCGTCTCTATGGCGGCGCGATAATCCTCATCGGGGCCCTGGACGGGCAGCCACTGGACGCGCCCCTCAAGCCGAGCCGCATCCGGTCATTTGAGTACCTCAAGGTCATTGATAGATCAGACATCAGATTTAGCAATATCAAGTTTCAATTAGACCCGGAGAAGCCCCGGTATGGTATGCCGGAATTCTATCCCATCTCCTTCACTACTTCTGACGGGTCTACCAATGTTCGGGATGTGCATTACAGCCGGATTATTGAAATCCACGGGAGCAAGATTCCTGCGGGCGCTGATACGGTACAACTCGACAAAGAGCGGCGGTACTGGGGCATGAGCATTCTGCAAAGCGTCTATGACTATCTCCGAACCCTGGGCAATTCTATCGGCAATGTGGGGGCTATGCTGGATAATGCCGGGGTGGGAAGATACAAGATTAACAATCTGGTAGACATATTAAGCCAGGATGACGGTTTGGAAATAATGAAAAAGCGGGTTGCATTGATGGACTTGACCAGGAGTCTTTTTCATTCAGAGTATATGGACAAGAACGATGATTTTATCCGGGACACTGTGTCCTTTGCGGGGATCCCGGAGGTGCTCTACATTTTCTTCATGCTGGTGTCCGCGTGTACGGGCTACCCCATTACCGTGCTGTTTGGGGTGTCCCCCGGGGGGTTGAACGCCACCGGGGAGAGCGACATGCGCAACTACTACGATGAGGTGCGGGCCCTGCAGAAGTCTGATGCTGAGCCGATACTTCTGCGGCTGGTGAAGATCATTTCCGAGTGGAAGGGGATAGATGAGCCGTATATCAAATGGAATCCCCTGCGGCAACTTTCGGAGAAGGAAGAGGCGGAGGTAGAGAAGTTGCAGGCGGACACGGAGCAGGTGAAGGCGAGTATCTACAAGACCTATATTGATATGGGGGTGCTGGAACCCTACGAAGCCCGGTTTCTGCAATTTGGGGACACCCTGGACAGTATACCGGAACCGGAGGAGGAGGAGATGCCGGCGGTTCAGTCGGTCCCGGTGGGACCCCCACCGGAGGGGCCCCCGCAAGAGGAAAGCGCACAAGGGGGAGAAGACCCGGAGGAAGGAGTGGCAGAGGCCGCGGAACTCCCGGAGACACCGGAGGAGAT